AGTAAAAACGGACACGTATTAGCATCAGTAGTTAAGTATGGCGATCAAGTTGACAGTGCATTAAGTACTCCTAAACTTGCGATTTACAGATTAATTAACGGACAGTTCCTTTGGGATCAGTTAGTTGATTCGGAGAAAGTAGATATTAACTACGGATCAAGTGTTGCTGTTTCTGATGATGGCAAATTTATTGCTGTAGGTGCAACTAATTGGAGCACAACTTATACAAATGCTGGTGCAGTTTATCTATATGAATCAATTCACGGAACATTTAGTCTAGTACAAACACTAACTGGTCCAAAAGGATTACCAAATGAAAAGTTTGGTTCTAAAGTAAAATTTAGTGGAGACAGATTAGTTATTACATCATCAGGCGGAGATTCAACAAGCATAACAGAATTTGATGCAAACTTAACATTATTTGATAACGGAACAACGTTGTTTAATACAACACTTACTGATACAGGTGAGATATTTGTATTTGAATTAACAGGAAATAGATATGTTTATGCTGATAAAATTAAAAACTCAGATCCAAATGTTGTATACTTTGGTGAAGTATTAGCAGTTAGCAATAATCACATTTATGCAGGATTACCTACTTACTTAAACGAAGAAGAAAATAGTTCTCCGGGCGCAGTATTTGATTATAGAAGCCCTTCAACAGGTAAGTTATGGACAAGAAAGCGTCAAGCAAGACCAGTTGTTGATGTTAACAAAATTAAAAGTGTTAGTATTTACAACAAACAAACTAATGTTGTAGATGAGTATCTTGATTATATTGATCCGCTACAAGGAAAAATTGCCGGACCGGCAGAAGTTGAATTATCATATAAAACTACATATGATCCTGCAAGTTATAATATTGTAGATGATAGTGTAGTAGGGGTAGTTAAAGATGCTACTATTTTTAATACAGTTGATATAGTTGGTAAACTATGGTGGGATATTGATGCTGTAAGATTTATTAATCCTTATAGTAATACTGGAAATATTTTTAGTGTTACAAATCAGTTTAATACAATTTTTCCAGGTACTGAAGTTGAAATTTATGAATGGGTAGAGACAACATTATTACCAAGCGAATGGGACGAAGATGCAGATACAGAAGAAGGACTTACACGTGGTATTAGCGGAAAATCTAAATACGGCGACAGTGTATATTCAACTAGAAGAGTATATGACGAACCTGCACAAAAGTTTACAAATTACAATTATTTCTGGGTAAGAAATAAAAAAACAGTTCCAGATGTACCAGGTAGATCAATTAGTGGTGCCGATGTTCAAGAATTAATTAGAGATCCTAATGGTCAAGGATACAAATATGTAAACTTATTAAGAGATAATGAGTGGGCGTTACATAATTTAGGATCAAGTATTACAGGAAAAGATAGTGTTATTAAATTTAGTTATTGGACTATTGATAACCTTGAACAGAATATTCATAATCAGTATAATATTATTACTGATGGACTTGGTACAAGTATTCCTAAATCAGACTTAGAAGAAAAATGGTTTGATAGTTTAATTGGGTTTGACAAACAAGGTAGAGAAATTCCTGACAGACAGTTAGGAAATCAAGACAAATACGGAGTACTAAACAACCCACGACAAACTATGTTTGTTAACAGAGTTGAAGCACTTAAACAAGCAATTGAAAGAGTAAACATTGTATTAAAACAAAATGTATTAATTGATGATTTTGATTTATCAGATCTAGATAGTAATGATCCTAAACCAACCCTAGCATCAAGACTTTATGATTTGACAATTGATACAGATTTAGAACTTCAATATGTTTCAGTTAGTAAAGTAAGAACTGCACAACTTAATGCAACTATAATTGATGGTAAATTAATTAGAGTAGATATTGTTGACGGAGGAAGAGGCTATAAAACAAATCCAACAGTAGAGTTTGTTACTACAGCAGGAGAAAATGCTGAAGTTGCTCTTGAAATTAACAGCATTGGATCGGTTATTAGTGCAACAGTAATTAATCAAGGTTCAAATTACAGCAGTACAGACGTAATTACCGTACGTAAGTTTTCTGTGTTAGTTAATACAGACACTTCTTATGCTAATAGATGGTCAGTTTACGAGTACGTTGGCGGCAATTATCCGTGGAATAGAATTATTAGTCAAAGTTATGATGTAAGAGATTATTGGAGTTATGATAATTGGTATGCAGAAGGTTATAATGAATTAACTAAAGCAGATTTCGTAATTGACGAAACATACGAATTAGAATCGTTAGATGACGTTTATGGTCAAATTGTAAAAATTAACAATGTAGGTTCCGGCGGCTGGTTACTTTTACGTAAAATTGACGAACAAGTAAATGTTGATTATACTATTAACTATGAAACAATCGGTAGAGAAAATGCTACAGTACAACTATCTAAAGCATTGTACGATTATAGCGATGAATTAGTTGGTTATGATAGTTTTGGATATGATGATAGTGCGTTTGATTTAATACCAGTTCAAGAATTAAGAATTATACTGTCATCATTACGTGATAAAATATTTGTTGATGACTTAGCAATTCATTATAATGAATTATTCTTTGCACAAATGCGTTATATTTTAAGTGAACAACCATTTATTGATTGGGCATTTAAAACTTCATTTGTTAAAGCAAAGCATAATGTTGGTAAACTAAGAAAAGACATTACATTTAATAATGACTTCTTAGAAAGTTATGAAGAATATGTAAAAGAAGTTAAACCTTATAAAACTAAAATTAGAGAATACTTATCAACATATGAAGGTGATGATAATACTCAAACAATCGTTACTGATTTTGATTTGCCACCTTACTATAGTGATGCTAGAGGAAAAATTGTTCCTGTAGATACTAGAGTAGTAAATGATACTGTACAAGTAAACGGTATCACATCTTATCCACAAAAGCACTGGTTAGAAAATGTAAGTTTTAAAATTAAAGAAATTAATATTTACGAAGCAGGTTCGGGTTATCTAAATGCACCATCAGTTGAAATATCCGGCGGCGGCGGCACCGGCGCTGTTGCTGAAGCGTACATTGGTAAAAACGGATCTATATCTGAGATTAGAATTACTAATCCGGGTACAGGATATATTTCAGCACCTACTATTACTTTAAATGGTTCTCCAGGAGATAACGGAACAGTTGCTAAAGCAAGTGCAGTTATTGGAGATTCAAATTTACGTGCTACACACTTAGCCGTTAAGTTTGATAGAGTAACTGGTGCGTTCTTTATAACAACACTTGATGAAACAGAAACATTTACTGGAACAGGCGGAAGATATAAATTTACTTTAAAATGGCCAGTAGATTTAAGAACAAATAAAATTAAAATTACTATCGGAGACGACGAAATACTGTCAAGAGATTATACTATTACTAATGTTAATGACAGTAATGGTAGAACACATGATAGAAAAATAGGCCAAATTGTTTTTAATACTCCTCCTGCTAATAACAAAACTATAACAATTGAGTATTTTAAAGATATATCATTATTAACTGCGGCAGATAGAATTAACTTATTCTACAATCCAACTACAGGACAGTTAGCAAATGACTTAGGGCAATTACTTGACGGCATTGACTACGGTGGTGTTCAAGTTAAGAGTTTCAACTTTGGCGGTGGCTCGGGTTGGAGTGCAGATTCGTGGTTTACTTCTGCATATGATACATATGATAATACATATGAAGATGAAGTATTCCGTTTAAGTGATGACAGTACAAAAATTTACGACTTTGCTAAAGCATTAGAAACAGGTATTGAATATAATGTTTATAAAAATGGTATAAGAATTGATGATCCTAACTTTGGAACAGGAAATCCTGTTACAAATCCAAATGCAATCATCCAAAGTATTACTGGAGCAAGCCAAACAGGATTTATTTTAACTGATGATGGTACTATTGTTGAGTCTACGGTAATCAAATTTGATGAAGAGATTTTACCAACACAATCAGGCGATGTAATTGTTATTCGCAAAAATACATCAGACGGTTCGTTTATTCCTGATCCAAGAGCATATGATACATTAATTACCGGTGGTGACTTAGCATATGCAACTGCTTCAGGTATAAATCCAGAAGATATTGTTATCGACGGTGACGGATTTGTTACACCTACAACATCTAAAGGACCAGAGGAACTTATTCCTGGACAAGTTCTTGATACATTAGATATTAAAGTATACGATAGAGTTGGTGAAGGCGGAAGTAGAATTGAAAGTGTAGCATATGTTGGAGATAATGTTACAAAGATATTTAACTATGATGGTCAACCACAAAGTAAGTTTGCTATTTTTGTTAAAGTAAACAACATTGTTAGAACAGATTATACAGTAGATTATAAAAACAAAACAATAACATTTACTTCAGCACCAGCAATTAATAGTTCTGTAAACATTATTACAATGAGCGGCAATGGTGAGGAAATATTAGATCTAGATACATTTACTGGAGACGGCTCAACAATTCAATTCCTTACAAGAGTTGACTGGAAAGATGAACTTAACAGTTTAATCACAGTTAATGGCGAGAAAGTTGATTATATTTTAGAAACAACAGACAGTTCATATGATACTGCTAACAAAGTTGCAATTACATTTGGTCAAGCACCGGCTGAAGGTGCAGTAATTAATTATGGAATTTATGCAAGTAACGCACAAACATTTAGTGAAATTAAAACTGATAATATTAGATCAGATGGAAGTACATCAACATATGAATTAAGTTTAACTCCATTTAGTAGTTTACCAGCAAGTCATAACTTAATTGTTAGAGTTGGTGATAACATTCTTAACGCAGGATACAACGAATCATTTATTATTGATGACAGAGTAGAATATGCATTACGTAACTGGCAACAACCAGGCGGTACATTAGGTGCTAATGATATCTTAGTATTATTGAACGGCGTAGAACTTACATATACTATAGATTATATTTTCCGTCCTGCAAACTCTAGTGTTGAAATTTTTGAAAACGTTAAAGTTCCTGGAGCAAGACTAGATGTGTATGTAACTGTTGACGGAGAATACACAGTAAGTGGAAATACAATTACACTTAACACAGTTCCACCTGAAGACGAAATTTTTAGAGTAACACATTTTAGTAGACACGATATTCAAGAAATTGATCGTAAAAATTATGACATTGTAACAAGAACTACACTAAACTTTGAAAGTGCTGGCGATATTGAATACAATCATTTGAAAGCAGGTCTAATTAAACTTGAGAGACAAACTATTGATGCTGAGTATGTTTGGATTATTGTTAATGGAAAGATTCAAACACCTAGTGTTGATTATAAAGTAACAAATGACAGATTCTTTGTGCGTATGGCAACACCGTTAAATGAAAACGATGCTGTTGAAGTAATTCAGTTTGCTGAATCAGGACCAACAGTTTCTAAGTTTGGATTTAGACAATTTAAAGATATGTTGAATAGAACAGTTTATAAACGTTTAGGTGATGTGAATAAGTATAGACTACAAGCAGATTTAAAACAGTTTGACAAAGAAATTTTAGTTGAAAACGGTGAAACCATGTTTATACCTGATAAAGCCAATAATGTTCCAGGTGTTGTATTTGTTAACGGCGAGCGTATTGAATATATGGTTAAAGACGGTAACAGTTTACAACAGTTACGTAGAGGTACATTAGGTACAGGTGTTAGAGACATTCATAATGTAGGAGACGAGTTGTTTGATCAGGGATTCCAACAAACAATTCCATACCAAGATAAAACATTAGTTAATACATATGAAGGTGATGGCACTACATCAGAATTTACACTAGATTGGACTCCGGCTAGTGTTAATGAATTTGAAGTATTTGTTGGTGGCAAGCGTCAACGCAAGAATGCTATGTATATGTTTGACCCAACGGTTGATCAAGATTCACCAGAAGGTGACGTATTGCAACCAGCGCAATATAGCATTTTAGGTAATACAATGACGCTATTAACTGCACCAGCAGATGGAGTTCGAATAACAGTAATTAGAAGGGTTGGAAAAGTATGGAATGACCCTGGAAAAACACTAGGTAAGACAGAAAATGCTATCGCACAGTTCTTAAGAGCGGAAGAGGTTGACTTACCTAAATAAATACAATGTAGGAAAACACAAATGACAGATAATTTATTAGATAAAAACGGAGTGTTAGTGCAGGGTCATATTAAGATATATAACCCCGAGACTAGCGAAATTTACATTGATAAGCGCAATGCAATTCACTATGAGAATATGAGTATTGCACTTGCTGAATCATTGGCCAACGCAGGACAGGGATTTGTATACGAAATGGCATTTGGGAACGGTGGTACTAGTGTTGATCCTACAGGCATTATTACATACTTAACACCAAATAGCACTGGTACAAATGCTTCATTATACAACCAAACTTATAAAAAGGTTGTTGATGACAGATCAGCAAATAACGTAGATCCAAATAGAAACAAAATTGAAACACGACACGTTACAGGCACTAGTTATACAGATATCTTAGTAAGTTGTTTGTTAGACTACGGTGAACCAAACGGGCAAGAAGCAAACGATACTGCTACTAATACAGAAAGTTCATTTGTATTTGACGAACTAGGATTAGTAAGTTATAGTCCAACTGGTGACGGCAAACTTCTTACACACGTTATTTTCCATCCTGTACAAAAGTCGTTAAACAGATTAATTCAAATTGATTATACAGTTAGAGTACAATCATTAACTGGTTTTAACGAGGGGTAATTAGATGGCATATACTATTAACTACACTGACATTACTAATAAAGGTAGTATAGTCATTGAGGATAACACAGTTGATACGTCAACTAGTTTAAGTATCCCAGGAAGATTTACTACTGATTACGGTACGTTAATTGGTCAAAACTTTTTACAACTATTAGAAAACTTTTCAAATACAACAGCACCACAAAGACCAGTAGAAGGTCAGTTATGGTATGATACATCTATCGGTGTTAACATTCTTAAAATTTATGACGGCACTAACTGGATTGAAGCCGGAGGATTAAAAAGAGGTGAGTCAGCACCAGATGTTGCTAATTCAGTTGCTGGAGATTTATGGGCAGATACAGACAATCAACAGTTATATTTGTATACAGGTTCAGGTTGGATTTTAGTTGGTCCAGAATTTAGTGACGGTTTAGCCGCAGGTGTTCGACCTTCAACATTAACAGGAACAGACAACGTTAATTATACAGCACTTAAAGTTGAAATAGGCGGCAAAGTACTTGCCATTTATGCTACAAGTGCATTTACTCCAAAGGCAACAATACAAGGATTTAGTTCGCTGAAGGCAGGCTTTAATATGAGTTCTGCTGATATTACTGGCGCTGGTGTTGCAAAGTATTACGGTATTGCAGAAAAAGCAGAAAGTTTAATTATTGCTGGAGAGGCTAACCCTGTTTCAGCAGAAAATTTCTTAAGAGGCGATAAAGAGTCAATTTCTTCTAAAGGATTAATTATTAGAAATAACTCAGGTGTACAAGTTGGAAGTGATGCAGTTGTTCAAATTGGTATTGAAGGACAGAATGCAATTATTTCAAATAATACTTCTGGTGCAAACATTGACTTAAGAATTAATAATGCAGGTAACCTACAACCTGTTATCAGAATTGACTCAACACAAAAAGTTGGTATTAATAACTTATCACCAGCAGAAGCATTAGACGTAACTGGTAATGCTATTATTAGTAACAACCTTATTATTAATGGAATTGCAGAAGCAGTTAATATTTCAACAGGTGCTATTACAACAAAAGGCGGACTTGGTGTTGCTAAGAGTGCAAGGATTGGAAATGAATTAGAAGTAGGATCAACCGCAACGTTTGGCGGATCACTACTTCCAGATACATCAAACACAAGAAGCATTGGATCTGCAATATTAAAATTTGCAGAAGTTAATGCAAATACTTTTAAAGGTAACTTAGTAGGTAATGTAACTGGAACAGTTACAGGACGTTCAGGAAGTTCAGATAAACTTGCTTCAAGAACAACATTCCAAGTTACAGGTGACGTAACTGCTCCGAACATTATTTTTGACGGACAGTATACAGCACCAGGCGAAACTACACTAGTTAAAACATTTGATATTAGTGTTAATAGTACATTTGTTACTAATAAGCCAAACGTTCCAACATCGAGATTTGATGACGAACTTTTAATTAATAGACTTAATGACGAAAATGGTAGCGGAACAGGTCTTAAAAAAATATCAAGAAGTAACTTGTTTAGTGCATTACCAGTTAATCCAGTTGGAATGATAGTTCCATATGCAGGAGATAACAGTACAGCATCAGATTTAAATGGATGGTTATTATGTGACGGTAGAGAAGAATTTATTGTTGATTGGCCTCAATTGTATGAAATTATCGGAACAAAATATAAAGCAAATCCGGCGTTAGGTAAATTTGCATTACCAGACTTACGTGGTAGATTCCCGCTAGGCCAAGACAACATGGGTACACAACAAGGATCAGCAAATAGAGTTACTGATGCTAACGCTGATACACTTGGCGGCACAGCAGGATTTGAAAAGAAACCAATTAAAGTTGAAAACTTACCAGAACACGAACACGATTTACGTGGACCAAGTGGTACACAATATTACGTATCACGTGATGTTCAAGGTGCACCAGTAGATGCAGATGCTACAGTAGCCGATGCTCCAACAGGAACAAATGCAGGACAGAAGTTTCCATTCTCAGGAGGCGTGGTAAGTACAACAACAGTAGGACAAGATTTTGATATTATGAATCCTTACCTGGCTGTTAACTATCTAATTTACGCGGGGGCAAAATAATGGCATATCAGATTAACAAAACGAATGGTGATTTATTAGTAGAACTAGTTGATGGACAACTTAATACACAAACAACAGATATTTCTCTAATTGGTCGTAACTATTCAGGCTTTGGTGAATCTATTAATGAAAACTTTGTCAAGATGTTGGAAAACTTTACCAACACACAAGCACCTGCTAATCCTTTAACTGGACAATTATGGTACGACTCAAGCGAGTCACGTTTAAAATTATATGACGGCGCACAATTTAAAAGTGCCGGCGGACCTATTGTAAGTCCAACACAACCACAAATGGTTACAGGTGATCTTTGGATCGACAATTTAAACAACAAGTTATATTTCTATGATGGAACTGATTTAGTTCTTGTAGGACCTCCATATGCAAGTTCAGAAGGACTGTCGGGATTTTCAACCGAAACAGTTCTTGATAATACACAAAGTAACAGAACAATAGTAAAATTAAATGTAGGAGGTACAACAGAAGCAGTACTTTCTAATATTAGATTTACTCCAGATTCAAGTAATACTATTAATGGCATTAACGGCGCAGTTGAAAAAGGAATTAATATAATTAATGACGATTTTAAATTCCACGGAACAGCAACGTCAGCAGATACTATTATTAATGCACAAGGTATTAAGAAAAACGCATCACAGTTTTTACCTACAGATGCTAATGGTGTAACCAATGGAACAATTACTACTATTAATAACGGTGGTATTACAATTGGTCCAGAAGATAATATTGTTATTAAAATTGTAAATAACCAAACATTAATTGAAAATACAGTTCGTGATAGAAACTTAGAAATTAAAGTTAGAAAAGCAACAGGTTCCACAAGTGCATTTAAAGTTAATACTGCAAATAGTTATATAGGAATTTTTAATAATAATCCTCAAGCAACATTAGACGTTGGCGGTGATGTAAAAATTGCCGGTAACCTAACTATATCTGGCGAAACATTCCAAACAGATGTAGAAAACATGAGGATTCAGGATAAAAATATTGAACTTGCTATTGCAAGTGATAGTACATTATTAACAGATCCAGAAGTTGATAATGCTGGTTTTATTGTAAAAGCAACTCCGAACGATAAAGAGTTACTTTGGAAAAATACAACTAATTCTTGGACATCAAATGTTTATTGGGATTCAGACCTAGGGTACAAGTTAAACGGTAACACAGTGTTTAGTGGTACAGAAATGACTTACATTGCAAGTGCTCCTGATTTAACATCAGTTGGTACCCTTACTAACTTGAATGTAGATAATGTTAACATTAACG